TGGCGACCACGACGCTTGGGATAGTTACAAGGTAGATATTGATAGCGAAGGTGTTCATAGCTTCTTAGGATTGTCCTACGCGGACATGAAAGTGTGAATTATTATTAATTAAATTAAATTAAATTATGGCGAAGAGAAAAACCCCTAAAAGGGATAAAGTTGTTGACTTAAAACCTAAAGCAGAAAAAGTTACAACAGAACAACTACAAGAGCTACAAACCGTAGTTAAAGCTATCAACCAAGGCCAAAGAGAGCTTGGTATGATAGAAACTCAAAAACACAATATTCTTCACGAGGTTATGCAGCTTCAAGGTATGGTGCAAAATCTTCAACAAAAATTTAAAGAAGAGTACGGAAGTGTTGACGTTAACATTGCTGATGGAACTATTAAATACGAGGAAAATGAGCAAGTTAATTCGTAAAATCACAATAGGTAAAGATTATAAAATAGATGCTATGCATTACTCCGTAGGCCAAGAGGTGTATGGAGGGCATACTATTTGTGATATACTTGACGAAAAAGATAAGTATAGTGTATATATAAGAAAAAATAAAGATGTGTTGCCTTGGAAGTCTTTTAATAAAAACATGGCAATATCTGTAGAATACAACTTAGAATACTAATGCAAAGTGTTTACGGTTTTGTCATAAAGCCAAAAGGCGAAAGATATAACAACTCTAAAAAGATTGGTGGTAAAAACTTGATAATAAATACAGAGATATTTAATCATCAATATGTAAACAGAGAGGCCGTAGTTATATCTTGCCCTATGGTGGGCGACGATTTAGGCATAAAGCCAGGTGATACAGTTTTAGTTCACCACAATGTTTTTAGAAGATGGCACGACGTTAGAGGTGTAGAAAGAAACAGCAAAAGCTTTTTTGACGAAAACACTTATATAGTCCAACAAGATCAAATTTTTCTACAAAAGAATAACGATACATGGACAGCGCCAAAAGGTTATTGCTTTGTTCAACCTATAAAAGACGTTGACAGCTATAACTTAGACGCCGAGAAACCTTTGGTTGGTATTGTCAAGTATACAGACGGAACAGTTAACCTTGGAGATTTAGTTGGTTTTAGACCAGGTTCTAAATACGAGTTTATTGTAGACGGTAAAAGACTATATAGAGTTTTATCTAATTTTATTACAATTAAATATGAACGTAAAGGAAACGAAGAAGAGTATAATCCAAGCTGGGCATAGAGCGGTTGAAGAGCTTATCAAAGTGGCTAAAGAAGCTATTGTTGACAGTGGCGATGATATTACTGCCGATAGACTTAAGAACGCTGCTGCTACAAAGAAGCTTGCAATATTCGATGCCTTTGAGATACTTAATCGTATACAAGAAGAGCAAGCTTTACTCGAAGGTAAGGCTAATGAAACAAAGAAAGAGAAAGTTTTTAAGGGCTTTGCCGAAGGTAGATCTAAATAATGTACGAACAAACCTTATACGAAATAGTAGAACCTATAAAAAAGACTACAATAAGTAGACTTAATAAGGGTAGAAAATGGGCTCACGGTTACAATAAGGAGCATGATGTTGTCGTATTGTCTCACGATGGGCAAATAGGGGAGATATACAAAATACAAGGCTTACAAATAGCTTTGCCTAAAGCTCCAAAAAACGTGCACTCAAACAAACATAAAAAATGGAAGCAGCTAGAAAAGCCCGATATACTTAAAAAAATAAAAACCATATTTGACTGGAAAGCTTATCCAGAGGAACAGAAAGAGCAATGGCACGACTACATAGACGAAGAGTTTAATAGACGTGAAAAAGGCTTTTGGTTTAACAACAACGATAAGCCAACTTACATAACAGGCGCGCATTACATGTATCTGCAGTGGAGCAAAATAGACGTTGGCGCCCCTGATTTTCGTGAAGCTAACAGGTTGTTTTTTATATTTTGGGAAGCGTGTAAAGTAGACAAAAGATGTTATGGAATGTGTTATCTTAAAAATAGACGTTCTGGTTTTTCTTTTATGAGTTCCGCAGAAACAGTTAATCAAGCTACTATATCAAGTGATAGTAGATACGGAATACTATCAAAGAGTGGAGCTGACGCAAAGAAAATGTTTACCGACAAGGTTGTACCTATATCAATAAACTATCCTTTCTTTTTTAAGCCAATACAAGATGGTATGGATAGACCAAAATCCGAACTAGCATATCGTGTGCCGGCGAGTAAGTTTACTCGTAAGAAAATAGACACTAACGAAAAGCTAGAAGAGATAAAAGGTCTTGACACTACGATTGACTGGAAGAACACTGGTGATAACAGTTATGATGGTGAAAAGCTTTCTTTACTTGTACACGATGAAAGTGGTAAGTGGGAAAGGCCTGATAATATACTAAATAACTGGCGAGTTACAAAAACTTGCTTAAGGCTAGGTAGTAGAATTATTGGAAAATGTATGATGGGATCAACATCAAATGCTTTAGACAAAGGTGGTGATAACTTTAAAAAATTGTACAACGACAGTGATGTCACTAAAAGAAATAAGAATGGTCAAACAAAGTCTGGTTTATACTCTCTGTTTATTCCAATGGAGTGGAACTTTGAAGGCTTTATTGACGAGTTTGGACAACCAGTGTTTAGAACTCCAGATGAAGGATGTTATGGACCAGACGGTGAATTAATAGAAGTAGGTGTTATTGATCATTGGCAAAACGAGGTTGATGGTTTAAAAGAAGATCAAGACGGTTTAAACGAATTTTACCGTCAGTTTCCAAGAACTGAAGAACACGCTTTTAGGGACGAAACAAAAAACAGTATATTTAACTTAGTTAAAATATACGAACAAATAGATTACAACGAAGGTATTGGAAGTTCTGCGGTAATAAATACGGGTAACTTTCAGTGGATTAACGGTGTTAAAGACTCAAGTGTAATATTTTATCCAGATCCAAAGGGTAGGTTTAAAATAAGTTGGACACCGCAGCCACATCTTCAGAATAAAATAATAATTAAGAACGGAATAAAATACCCTGGCAATGATCACATGGGAGCTTTTGGCTGCGATAGTTATGATATTAGCGGTACTGTTGATGGTAGAGGATCCAACGGATCTCTTCATGGATTAACAAAGTTTTCAATGGAAGACGCGCCTGCTAACGCGTTTTTCTTAGAATACATAGCAAGACCACAAACCGCCGAAATGTTTTTTGAAGATGTGTTAATGGCGTGTGTTTTTTACGGCATGCCAATACTTGCGGAAAATAACAAACCTAGACTACTTTATTATATGCGTAGAAGAGGTTACAGGGGATTTAGCATGAACAGACCCGACAAGACCTGGAACAAGCTTAGCGTAGCTGAAAAAGAGATTGGTGGTATACCTAACTCAAGCGAAGATATAAAGCAAGCTCACGCAGCGGCAATAGAAATGTATATACAAGCCCATGTTGGTCATCTAGGCGATGGTAAATATGGTGATATGTATTTCAATCAAACTCTTAATGAGTGGGCTAAGTTTGACATAAACAAAAGAACCAAGTTTGATGCCGCGATAAGCTCTGGACTTGCTGTAATGGCGTGTAACAGGCATTTGTATGCACCAAACAATAAAGTAGAAAAACCTAAACTAAACATAAGCATATCGAGATTCGACAATAAAGGTGGTGTCTCTAAAATAATACAAAATTAAATATGGCTGAATCAATTTATAGTGGTAACTTTCCTAGTCAAGTAGTTAGTGACTTAGAAAAAATAAGTTTTGAGTACGGATTAAAAGTTGCTAAAGCTATTGAGCAAGAGTGGTTTGGTACGAATTACCAAAACAACAAGTATCAAAGCAATAAAGGCGAGTACCACAAGAGGAGATTGTATGCTCGTGGAGAACAGTCTATACAAAAGTATAAAGATGAGTTGTCTATAAATGGTGACTTAAGCTACTTAAACCTTGATTGGAAGCCAGTTCCAATAATCCCTAAGTTCGTTGATATTGTTGTAAACGGTATAGCAGAAAGAACTTACGATATAAAAGCATTTGCACAAGATCCGTTCGGTAT